TCATCAATAGTAATACTTTGTGCCGAAGTTTCCCCCATAGAAGTCCAGTTTGTGATTGCTGGAGCCTTTCTTCTCCATTCAACATAGTATGACGCAATATACGGATAAGTAGTCGATGTACCGGCCGTGTGTGGAGCGTCCCAGCTGAAGGTGGCCCTGTTCTTCACGTTACCCATTGAATCTACATATAACTCTTCACTAATTGTTAAATTAGTAGGAGAGGGTATAGGATCGCTTGGGTCAGGTAAACTACTTGTAGACTTTGAAGAGAAAGCAATATCTTGCTCAATATAATCAAATTTAGCAGGATGGTATTTTAAAGCAGAAACTTCAACTATGTTTGGAGCCGACTCTCTAATCATTAATACTCTAAAATCTTGTGCTTCTACTGTTCCTATTTCTTCTAATATCCACATATAATTAGTAGTAGGAGTATTAGTAAATGCCGAAGTAACTGTTATTTCTTCCACTGATCCAGTAGTACCAATAGTACTTACGTCTTTTGTTTCTACCCATACATAAGGCTTCCACTCGTTGTCTACGTGAGCATTTAAACAAGTCTCTTGTGTAGTTTCAGCTTGTTTAACTCCAGACTGTACACAGGCTTCTTCAGTATTGATTAAAGACAGCCTATATGTTTGTCCTGCAGTAACTGGAGTAGCAGCATCTAATTTAATAGTAGTAGTTGTACTACCTGATGCAATTCGTCCACCATAACGAACTCCTGCTTTATGAGAGTCAGCTACTTTAATAATATCTCCAGGTCTGATAGACGTTCCATCCATTCCTGTGGAAAAAGTTACTGTTTCGGTTTCATATCTTTCAGTATATAGAATCCATTTACCCACTCTTCGTGCCTGACTCTGAGTAGTACAGCCTACAGCAACTACATCAGTTGCAAATATCTGGTTATTATTATTCTGTATACCAGTAGCATCTTCTACATATTCGACATTTTGTCTATAAAAGTCTTCTGGGTTGTTCCAAGTTACGTGAGCAACATTATGTCGTTGTTTTCTAGAAGTACCTTCATAAGTGAATTTGCCATCAATAACGTTAGCATCTGAGAAGTTCATTACTGGGTCTTTAGGAGCATCTTGTACAGCCGTTATTTGGCCTTGCTGCCAGTATATCATACCTCTAAAAATAGAAGCGATATCGTTTAATACCTTGAATGCTTCCTCTCTACCTTGTAAATAGATATTCGCTGCAAAACGTGCTTCTTTATTACCCCAACCATCGTCTACACCTACAAAGTTTCCACTATTGTCTACAGCGTCGCAGTATTTTCCAATCTCGTATAAAGACCATTTGTCCATTTGGTTAGCAGAAAGCCACTTACCTAATCCATATCTTTCATCGGTACATAGGTCATATAAAATCCACGCAGGATTACAAGTCCACTCGGTATCAAATGTACCATCCCATGAACCACTATATAGCGTTGCGCCAGGTGACGTACCCGTCCAAGTACCGCCCGCTTGCTCACATCTGTCTTTACGTCTATACCCTGATAAAGAACAATGCCCTGGATCGTAAGGAGTATAGTTACTAGGAACCTTTATCTTTATTCCTTTAATTTCATACCCACGTTTAGGAATGCTGCTGAATTGTCTAGCATCTATCTGTAAAGCCATTAAAGCACTGTTAGGATACCTTAATTTATTATCAAGGATTTTAGTGTACGCCCCGAAGTATAGGTCATTAGATAACTTTGTAGAGGTAGAGTCTGCAGTAGTTCTCTCTACTTTAATAGCAATTTGAGTAAACCCAGACGTTTTCCACGCACTAGGAATATCAAGTCTAAAAGCTCTTTCATACTTATTTGACGTCTTGCCCTCAAAAGATGCGGTTTTCATCAAAGTCCAAGAACCATTATTATCTTTTTCTAAATATATCTTAAAACCTACTGATGACCCGTGTAAGTCGCCATTATCACTAGTGGCATCCAATAATGCAGGAGTGTATAATATTACCCTAACTGCGTCTACTGTAGTAGAACTAAAAGATTGAATAATAGCACCTGGAGAAGCTACTTTAACTTGGACACCTACAGGGGTTTCAGTTTCTGTACCTGCAAAACCTGGGATGTAGGTTTGTGAATTAGTACCTTCGCGGGTCGCGTATGTTACATCATCAAAATTAAGATTACCTGCAGAATCCATTAGAGGGGTTTCATTCAGGTATATAGACTTTTCAGCATTTATTAAACCTACAATTTCTCCCTCAGAAACTAAATCTACTGTTCTCGCTTTTGAAGCCGAAAATAAAGAGTCATCGTCCTCTGTAGGAGACCCGCCTCCGCCACCTTTACCTCCGCCGCCGGAGCCTCTTATCCAATCCTTCTCACTCATGGTGTGTAATCCTCTGGTTCTACGCCTGAGCTAATAACTGCTCCGCCTACTATTAATTGTCCATAGCATACAGGAATACATACTCCCTGCCTCGTCGTGTTCGCAGCTCCATTAAATGCATAATTCTGAACAGATTCCTTATCCTCTACAGGTTTAGGAGTAGGAGCTAACATAGATGCTATTCCTCCTAATACCATGGCTGCTCCGAACTTTAAAGCCATCATTCCCCCAGTAGATATAACGTTACCTGCTATAACAGTTCCCCCCTCTGCTAAGGCTGCTACACTGCCGGGGGCCTCCAAAGGTATTCCAGTCTGGAGTGAGACATATATTAATAGTGCCCCTATTATAATCTGTCCTAAACCTTTCTTGGCCCCTCCTACTACAGGTATAATCTTTATTTCTTGTCTGCCAGTAGGGTTTTGTATTTCTGCTAAAGGGTTTTCTAACACCTGGTCTGCAACAACCACTTTGTACCCAACCCCTCTTTCTTCTGAAGAACTTACGAATTGTCTGAATCCTTTATTATTTGCACACAGAGCTCTAATTGCTTCAGCAGGAGACTCAATATCTAAAGACCATTCTTTCCCGTACTTCTCTGCTAGTTCTCCATATAACTTAACCGATTTTAACATAGTGATTTGTGCCTTAAGTGATGCGTGGTATGCTTTCTCCAGTATCCCCCATAAAGTTCTCTATTGGAAAGTCTTCCGTGTACATGATGTAATATTTTATCGTCTCCGAGAAAAACTGCTGCATGGTTTGGTACAGGTGAAACTAATTTTATTAAAAAGACATCGTGTTTTCTAATATCATTTTCATCAAGTATCTTTACAAAACCCTGCTTTTCATAGTTTTCTAAATATCGGTTCTCTCCTTTATCCCACCAGCCATCTTGACCACTGTCACAAATAAAATCGATATTTAGCTCTTTTTTATAATAATCTCTAACTAAAGTACAGCAGTCTAAAACTCCATAACTGAACTGCCTTCCAACTATTGGTGCTTCATACCCTGAAGGCTCCCAACTGTATAATCTATTGCCTGGCCAACTTAAAATATGCCAAGGCTTGTTTGAGGTTTCACAAGCAACTTTATCTGCTTCTGAAGGCTCACATCCTTCATTAGGGTGCGAGTGACAAATACCTAATATAGTTCCTGTATCCTCTGCATCTGCATAAGATACGGGGTCTATAATAAAGTGCTCTTCTGCTAATTCTGCTATATTATTAGCAGGAAAGTACCTTTCCTTTTTTCCTACTCCTAAAATGAACCCGCAGGCTTCTTTAGGGTATTCGCTTTCTGTGTGTTTTCTAAAATCTTCTAATGTCTTCTCATTCATCCCATATTGATTCCAGCTCCTGGGAATCCTCCGAAAGGGCTCTCTACAGATTCAGGGAATCTTAGTTCGCAAGCCGTAAAAGTTTTAGCACATACATCATTAGCAGCACTAGTACTGTTATTATTTATGTCCCAATAACTAGAGCCAGAATACCCGCACTCAGTGCCTTTATAAAGCCAAGGACATGAGTTAGCAACTACTGTTCTTGAGGGTAATTTAACCCCGTGGATGTCATGTGCCGCTGTTAATTCAAACTGTAGATGGGTGTTAGTTTCAACCGCTTTTCTATCTATATACCAAATCTCTTCAGCGAAATGTGCAGTATCGTCTGCAATCGCATTAGCGTACCAAATACCAGGACCTGATGCAGCTTCACAAGTAGTTTGTGTATACACAGTCCAAGTACCTGCAGATCCATTCTTATTTGCATCTAAACAGTCTGCCTTACTAAGACTGGGATCAGACCCTGACTCTCCAGTACAAACTCCCGCTACAGGGTAGCCGCTTGTATAACAGTAAGAATCTAAATACTTTGCGAAGGTCTTTTTTCGTGTAACCTTTGCTCCGATTAAATCATCATACGCAGTTACAACCCCCGAAATAATAGAACTAATATTAGCAACTGTTAAAGTAGGTCTAGGAATAGATCCTTTTCCAGAGAACTCGAAACCTTCTGCTTCAATAGGAAACGCGGCATACTTATTACCTTGCCATACAATTTCCTGCATATTCTCATTCTGCCCCGAGTGCCAACGGAGCACAGGCTCCGAGTCTGGGGCTGTGCCTGTAGTCAGGTCTAGCTCAAATAATTCAATAACTGCTCCGGGTTCAAAGCCGTGAACATCTGCTGTAATTTTATCACTCATGGTTCAAATACCTTTGTAAATGTTGCGGTTATAGTTCTGTATCCTGATATATTTTCCTGTACCGACCATTTATCACACGTATACTTTTTATATGGATAAATAGTATAAGATTCGCCACTAGACAGTATATCTGTAGATAATGATAGTTGAGTAGCACTATCTACAGCAGTTACAGTCGCAGTATTGGCAGGACTAGCAGAGTCAGTAACAGTAGTATTTAAATATCTATTAGTAAAATACTGTGTAGTATCTACCAATTTTTTAGTAGATGCACTAGTAGTAGTACTAGCAATATTATACCCTGTAGGATACCAGTCAAAGGCAGTTACCCCGCCCTGATCTTCTAAGAACTTAACTATTTTATTGGTATCAGCCGTAGTACGGTTCTTCCAAGTTAAATTCCAAGTTTCGGGCAAGTTATTAATCCCTGCCGCTACACGCTGTTCGTAGCCATCTCCGTAATTGGCTTTGAGGACCCTTGGCTGCTGATCAGCCTTCAGTCCTCTGTCTGGGTTAATATTTACTTCTGTATTAAAATTTGCCATAATTAATAACTACTTAATAGTCCTCCAGGTCGTTGCTGTTCTACTAGTTCCGCTTGTACTGCCTGAGAAACCATGTAACCAAGCTGTTTAGCTTTATCTCCGTCCATTCCAGAATCTGTATTAGATTGAGCATTACCATCACTATCAACAGTAACATTAACAGTAACATTATTCTCAGTATTTCCGCCCGTAGACCCCATTACTGGAATAGACCTACCATCAGGTAGTGGAACTATAGCTTCATTATGTTTGCCTTCCCCAACTAAACCTAGAGTAGGCTGTTTAACTACTCCACCATTTGCGAAAGCTCTAAAGCCGCCTTTCCATACTGCTCCATTTGCTGCCGATAAGCCAAACATTGAACCAATCGCTGAGCTCATTAAGTTAGACCCTACTGTAGCCAATGAATTGGTGATTAGAGACCTAGCATTCATATTATCATTCATAATTTGAGTATGAAGATTAGAAGACATAGACTGTCTTAAATCTTTACTCATTTTATCTACTGTAGCGTCCCCCTTAGGGTTAGCTATAGGTACAGGCTGGCCAGGTGTTACAATTGGGTCGGTCTTTATATCATTAGGGTTAACCACCTCAACTTTAGTAGATCCTCCCTGTCCATTACCCGCGTTAATAGCCGCATTAGCTACTGCGATTTTGGTTTCGTAAGGTAGGTCATTTAAAACTATTTGCTCCAATTTTTGGCCTATAACACTATCTGCGTCCACAGAATAAGGATTAATATTCTCAAACTTTTGAGGAACTTTCATCTTGTCAATAGAACCTGTAGGGTCTGTAATACCTAAGGCCTCGTTGATCTTCTCCCCTATTCTTAAACCCATGTTCCAGAACATTTCTAAAACATTACCCTCTTGCAGCTCTGAAGCTGTAGGCCCATAAGAGCCCAAAGGTTGATTTACTACATCATCCTTGAAAGGACTGCCCGCCTTCCAAGCCTGATAAGCCTGCCACTCTTTATCCTGCTCTTTATACATATCAGACTTTTTAGCATCTTGTATGTTATTCCAGCCTTCATAAAGTGCCCCACCTGTCAAAGCTGCAGGACCCAAAGTACTTTTAAGATTTTTTAGTAAGTTACCTAGTAGTTTAACTAGCTCTTCACCCACTAAGAAAAGTTTTTGATTGAAAGGGCGTAAGCTATCTTTCTGATACAGTCTGTCCCCCAGAACCTTTCTTCTAAGGGAGCCTTGAGGTCCATTATGTCTAGCTCTTACCTTTTCTAACTCGGTTGAATTTACAACTTCATCCTTGAAACTAGAAAAAATATTAGAAAGAATGTTTGCTTCATCTCCTAAATTATTCAGAGCGGGAACTGCCAACCTATCCATATCTTCAAAAACTTTAGGCATAGCATTCTGAAGGAACTTAGGAGCCCAGTCAGAAGGCTTAGAACCTTCAGGACGCATAGAGTTCTGAGTAATACCCCTTACCATATACTCTTCAATTACATCTCTATTATCGTAACCAGAGCCGATAGCGCCTAGAAGTTTATTAATCTGTTTTTTTGTTTCTATATCTAGATTTCTGTACTCATCTGTACCCCTATACGCCATAGATCTTAATTCTAAAGTTCTACGACTAATACTGGAATGCTTGTCTAAGTCCCCCATGTCTCTCAGCTTGGTAAGTTCTACTACTAAAGGATGGATTGCCTCGTGGATTATAGTAGTACCAATTCCACCGTTGGGAGAACTTGCAAATAGTCCTTGAGTATTTGCATCAGTAGTACCACTTAGAGCCACCCCTTTATCATTTCTGCCAGACTTAAAGTATGCGTATTGCTCCGCATGTTTCAAGAAGTACTCAGAATTCTTAGCAAAAATACTGTCTTCTGGTATCTTAAAGTTACTCTTAATATTTTTATTAAGCTCTTCTAGGCCTTGCTGCCTGCTGCCAAATCCTGTGAAGGTGTACCCAGCCTTTTCCATATCAGGAAAGATATCCGTTTCTTTACCTTTCAACCCAATTTTAATATTAGACAATAGACTGTCTAAGGCTTTAATATTAGTGGATAATACATTATTAACTGAAGTGAAATCTTTGAAAGAATTGTCGAAGGCTGTCTGCTGAACAGTCGAGTCTTTAAGAAGACTTCCCCTCTTTGATTTCAGGTACTCAAAGAGTTCTTGTACACTTTTAAATTTGTTATTCTCTTTGTTCTTTATTTTTGGGAATAGGCTTTGGGCCCTCTGCCAGGTTGCAGCGTCTCCCCGTATTTTCGCGAGCCCTCCCCCCGCTTCTAAAAACTCCCTCAGCTCTTCTACTGTGTTTATAATCGTGGTTTTTACTTCTTTAACTTCGGAAGCTACTTTTTCAACAACAGTCTTTTTGGTCTTTTCAACTTCGGAAGCTACTTTTTCAATAACAGTCTTTTCGGTATTTTTAACCTCCGAAGCTACTTTTTCAACCTCCGAAGCTACTTTTTCAACAGCAGTCTTTTCCACCTCTGGTTTAGTAGTACCCGTTACACTTTCCTGTACTTTATCTATTTTTTTCTCTAGAAGCTTTTGACCTTCTGCGGTCTTTGTAAATAAGTCCCAGGCCGCATTTATTGCTGTAGGATTTTGAGATACTCTATACCCCGCTTTACTAAGCTCCATATATTTATTTTGCAAAGTACTAAGTTGTGTAGTTGTAACTCCAGATTCTGGTACATTAGGTATC